GCGCCGCGCCGACGCGCGGCTCCGTCACCCCGACCGAGACAGGCGCGACCGTCTCCGCCGTCTGGGCCGACGCCACGAACCTCCACGCCACCGTCACGAGCGGGAAGGCGTACGTCTGGAGCGCGGAGGTATGACCGGCTTCGGCGAGGGGCCGTTCGGGCTCGGGCCGTTCGGCGGCATCGACGACCCGACCGCCACCTACGGCGAGATCGTGCTCTCCGAGGCCGACATCGCGCCGATCGACCACGAGCCGACGTGCAACGCGACCGACCTCCAGAACGGCCGCGTCCGGCTCCAGGGCTCGAGCGTCTCGCGCCGCGCGTGGACGATCGACGCCCTGGCCGACGACCACGCCGAGATCGAAGCGCTCGCGGCCCTCACCGGCCAGCACCTGACTCTGAACATCAACGGCGTGGAGTACCCGGGCGTGATGATCCGGGGAGAGATTGCCGAGGCGCCCCTCGCTCCGTCCTGGTGGGGCTACCGGGTCGACCTCGTCGAGGATCCAGTATAGGAGCATCTGACACATGGCACACGACCCGGTCGACTCAAATTCGACCTATACGGCGACCTTCGCGTTCGAGAAGGCCATGCTCGGCGCCTACGCCGGGCGCTGGCAACAGTTAGTCAACGACAATCTCGACGCCATCGACACAGCGATAGCCGGCCGGGCCGCGGCGAACCACGCGCACACGGGCACGTACGAGCCGGCGATCGCGACCCTCGCCGTCGCGAAGGGCGGCACGGGGACCGGGACGGCGCCGAGCGCGGGCCAGGTGCTCACCATCGACGAGAACGGCGATCCGATCTGGAGCTCGTGATCCCATGACGGACGGCGAGCTCGTGGACCTCGTGGGCGTCCCGGTCGCCGAGACGGCCCCCTCCGGGCTCACGGCAACGGGCGATCCGTATGCGGCCCTCCCCGATTGCCCCCTCGCGGTGGTCTGGTTCGGCGGGGCCGTGTACGCCGTGCTCCCGTTCGGCGGCCCCCTCCGGTTCGACGGGGCGGCGTGGACCCCGCTCCCGGGCATCCCCTCGCCGGACATCACGCTCGCGTGCGTCCACGGGGGCGCGCTCGTCTTCGCGACCCCCTCGGGCGCGTGCTGGCGGTACACTGGCGCGACGTGGACCGGGCTCCCCTCGACCGGGCTCGATTACACGGCCGCCCTCCTCTCGATCCGCGGGATCATGTGCGCCTTCGGCGGCATGTACGGCGAGGGCGACGCGGCGGCGTGCGCGATCGCGGCCTTCAACGGGGCCACATGGTCCGCGACCCTGACGGACGAGGCCGGGGGGGAGGTCGTCGCGGTCGTGCCGGACGGGGCGGAGGGCTTCATCGTCGCCGCCTCGAATTGTGGGGACACCCAGACGGGGTTGTACGGGCTCTCGTCATACTTCGCATGGGCCGGGCCCGGGGCGGCGACCATGACCCGCACGGGCGGGGGCGGGGCCTCCCGGTGGGTCGAGAGCGCGGCGCTCGTCGACGGGGTGCCGCACGTCCTCCTCGCCGAGACGTTCGACGAGGGGATCGTCCACACCGTCGACCGATGGACCGGCACCGCCTGGGAGACCGTGGCCGGGCTCGGCACCCTCCCCCTCCACGCGGGCCTCCTCCCGGACGGCGCCGGGGCGGTCCTCTGGGCGTCGACCGGGGCGTGGGGCGAGACCTTCGCGTCCTCCCTCTCACAGTACGACGGGGTCGCCGTCGCCGAGCTCGTGGACCTGGCGCCCGCGGCCGGGACCGACGACCATATCGTCTTCGGGTGGGTCGACGGTGCGACCCTGACGGCCGTGGTCGAGAACACCGCCGACGGCTACCGGCTCCAGGACTTCGCGATCGCCCGGGTGATCGTCGTGCCGGCCGCGGCCTCGTGGACGGACGGCCCCGACCGCTTCGCCCTCTCGCGCTTCGGCCGGCGCGCGGTCCCGGCCCCAACGGCCCCGACGTGCGAGCCCGACCGCTTCGGCCTCTCGCCCTTCTCCCGGCGATACGTCGAGCCCATCGAGGTCGTCGGCGCGGTCCTGGAGGCCACGGCAACGATCGCCCTCGGCCGGTGCGGGGCGTCGGGTGCGGTCGTGCACGGCCTGACGGGGGAGATCTCGCCGGCCGCCTCGACCGTCTTCGCGCGCCTCCGGGCCCCCGTGGTCTTCGTGCTCGACGCGGCCCGGCACCCCGTCGCGGTCCTCGACGGGTACGAGCTCTTCGAGTGGGTCGACCACTGGCGCGAGCCCGACGAGTGGACCCTCATCATCGACGCGAAGGTGCCGGGCGCGAAGACCCTGGCGACCGGGGCGTTCATCGCGGCCGTCGTGCCGGGCGGTGAGACGAAGGTCGGGCTCATCGACGACCCCGGGGTCTCGCTCACGGGGACAGACGGCGTCGAGGCGATCGTCGTGACCGGCCGGTGCTACGGGTCGATGCTCGGCGCGAGAAACGCCCTGGCGGGGACCGCGTCGGGCTCGGGGACGGACGCCTGGGGCCTGACATCGACGTGGGACGGCGGCCAACCGGGCTCCCCTGCCGGCGCGATGGCCTATTACGTTCATCGGAACGCGATCGCCCCGGCCGAAGCCTACCGGGCCGTCCCCGACCTCGCGATCGGGACGCTCACGGCCACGGAGCTCCAGGTCCGGTATAACGCCCGGTTCCAGCCGATCACGGAGATCCTCCTGGAGATCTGCCAGTACTCGGGGCTCGGGTGGAGTATGCGGTACGACGAGGACGCCGGCCTCTTCCGGTTCGACGTGCTCGGCGGCCGGGACATGACCGGCCGGGTGGCGTTTTCCCCCGACTACGGCACGGTCGCCGGGATCGCGTTCGCGCGCCGGACGCGGGACGCCCGGAACCTCGCGTGGGTCGCGGGCCAGGGCGAGGGCGCCCTCCGCGACGTGCGGGGGTATTACGACACGGCCCGGTATCCCCGGGGCCCGCCGTCGGGGCTCGCCCTCCGCGAGATGTTCGTTGATGCACGAGACATCGGGCCGACGTCCGAGACGACCCTCAAGGAGCGCGGCGACCAAAAGCTCGCGGAGGTCGCCGAGGAGGCGAGCGTGGAGTTCACGCTCCTTACGGGCGGCGCGTACGATTACCCCCGGGACTTCCGCACGGGCGACGTGGTCCGGGCCGACTACCCGGGATGGGCGTCGACCGAGGCCCGGATCGTCGCCGTCGGGCAACGCTGGGACGCCGACGGGCGCACCGTGACCGTCGCGGTCGGGTCGGAGCCCGCGGACGTGAGGAAGACCATACTCGACCTGGCACGGCGCCAGGACCAACAGGAGAGGAAAGGATAACCATGACAGAGCAAAGCGGATTTTTCGCCGACGGTGTCGGCGACATCAGGCGATACAGCCAGGCCCACCTCGCGGCGGCCCTGATGCTTTTCGCCCGGAACGGCGTCTCGCATATCTTCGGGAACGGGTGCCAGGTGGCCGTCACGACCCCGGCGACCCGTGCGGTCACCGTGGCCGACGGGTGCGCCCTCATCCAGGGGTATTATTACCAGAACGACGCGACGATCACCCTCCCGATCGCGGCGGCGGACGCGACGAACCCCCGCATCGACCGGGTCGTCCTCCGGCTCGACGCGCTCGGCGACCGTGCCATAACGGCGCTCGTCGTCACGGGGACGCCGGCCGCGACCCCCGCGGCCCCGGCCCTTGTGCGCTCTGGCGGGCTCTACGACATCGGCCTCGCGACCCTCCTCCTCCCGGCGAACGCCGAGACGGTCTCGGCCGTCACGGACACGCGCATGATCGCCGAGACGTGTGGGTATATCGAGCCCTGGCGGGTGAGCCAGACGTCGTTTTACCCGACCGCGGCCGTCAACATGCAGGGCCAGAAGATCACGAACCTGGCGACGCCGACGGCGAACGGGGACGCCTGTACGTTGGGGGTGGCCCACACCCTCTGGGAAAGCGCGATCCAGAGTGCGAATTTTGCGGGCGACCTCGTCCCAATGGCCGGGGCCCCGGGCATGCTCGAAGACCTCGGGGCGGACCACTCGAACCCGGCATCTGGAAAGCACATCTTCGGCCGGCGGGTCAACAGCGGAGACGTCGAGTGGCTCCTCTGCAACGGGGCCGAGGTCCGTAAGACGACCTTCGGCGTCGAGTCCCGGGACATCGGGTATGGCGACCTCTACACGGCGATCGGGGACGCCTATGGCACCCCGAGCGGCGGGTCGCTCTTCTTCCGGCTCCCGAACTTCGAGGGGGCCGTGATGGGCTTCTACAAGGCCGGGGCGACGGGGTTCGGAATCATCGGCCAACGGGTGCTCCAGCTCCCGGTCACCATGACCGCCGGCGGCGGAGCCGAGATCCCCGCGCGTTTGACCGTCGGCGGGATGCTCATCAAGGTGTGATATGGTGACAAAATACGTTTTCGCGGCGCCCGACTCGTCCGACGCAGACCGGGCCGCGGCATCCGCCGGGTGCCTCTTCTCGGGGTCGTGGACCACGGCCCAGAAGGCGATCATTTCGTCGAACACGGCCTCGGAGATCGAGTTCCGCGCCGGCACCTATGCCTTCTCCGGGGCCCTGACGGTCGGCAACAACACGAATTTCCACGGGCCCGCGGGGTCGATCCCCGTCCCGGCCCGGAAGCGGACCCTCGTCGACCACGACCCGCGGACCATGGCCGTCTTCCGGTCTCTGCCGAGCCACCAGTACTCGACCGAGACCATGATCGGCGGGGCCCCGGGCGGGGTCGAGAGCCCGACCAAGCCGTCGAGTGTGAAGGCCACGATCACGACGGCGAGCGCGGGCTCGAACGTCCAGATCGCGGACGTCTACATGCTCGGGTACATAACCCTCAACCTCCCAAGCGCACGGAGCTGTACGGTGTTCCGGGTCGTGATCTCGAACTACCTGGGGAAGGCGAGCGACTACCCGAACGGCTCCTGGTGCAACATGGGATTTGAAGCGACCGGCGCGTTCTGGTTGAAGAGCTCGTGCTCGAATATCAAATTCGATACGTGCATCAGTCAGTTCAGCTCTCACCACGGCTTTAACATCCAATTCGGGAGCGGCACAAGCACGGGTATAACGCTCAAAGACTGCCGGGCGCTCCATTCGGGGTGCGGCATGATCCGGTCGGGCGCGGATAAGAGGACCGCCCTGGCGCTCCTGAACGAGTCCCTCGCAGTCCCGGCCCTCAAGTTCCGCCAGGGGCGCGGGTATCTCTGTTGGGCCGTGGGGTTCGACTTGAACGAGCACGGCACGGTCGACGACCTTCTCGCGGAGGACTGTTACGCCTACGATTCGTGGAAGGTCGGGTTTTACCAGGAACCGGGGCGGATCAACAAAAACGTCCGGCTCGTCCGGTGCGTGTCTGAGGAGGCGGGGAAGCGGGCCACGATCACGATCGGGACGGGGACGGGCGCGGTCGTCCGCATGATCCCGCGGGAGAGCGAGGCGTCCAACTTCTACCTCCAGAACGCGGTCCTCTATGACTGCATAAGCCGCGGGGCCCTGAAGGCCGGGTACGACCTCTTCCCCCAGTCCGATTATACCCAGGTCGTCGACGGGGTCGCGTACCGGATGGCGCTCGTCGGGTGTAAGGACTGTGGATCTGGGTATGGTGTCGCGTGCGGCCCGTGCAACACGGGGAGAGTCCTGATCAAAAATTGCACGTTCGCGAATTACGGGCATTATGCCGTGAACCTCGCCGGTAACGGGCCGTACACGGTCAAGGGCATCCGGATCAAGGTGCCGGCCGAACGCGCCGGGCGCCCGCCGCTTCGCATCGGGCGGTATTGCCGGGTGAATAGCGCCATGAGCCTCTCCGACGGGCGCATGGGGAACTTCACGAGCGGATTTAAGGAGTGCAGAGACGTCGCCGTCACCGTGGACGGGGTCGTGGAGGGGCTCAATGCGGGCGTGGCGGCCTACCTCGGCGGGCCGTACCAACCCAAGAGCCCGGGCGCCGTCACCCTCTCGCGGGCCACGACCCCGGTCTTCTCCCAGGCGGAGCTCGACGCGCTCTGTGTCGCGGCCACGCCGACCGATCCCGGGGATCCCGTCGAGCCGACGGACCCCGGGGATCCCGTCGAGCCGACGGACCCCGAGGTGCCGGGAGAGCCCGGGACGGCCCCGGTCGCGGCCTTCACGGGCGCCCCGACCTCGGGGCTCGCGCCCCTCACGGTCCAGTTCACGGACCAGACCGACGGGGCCGAGTCGTGGACGTGGTCGTTCGGTGACGGGAAGACCTCGACCATCCAGAACCCGACGCACACCTACACGGTCCCCGGGACGTACCCGGTATCGTTGAACGTCGGAAAGGGCGGGATGTACGACGGGGAGCATAAGAGCGGATATATCCGCGTCTTCTCGGCCGGCGGGACCGACGTGGTCCCGGTCAACCCAGGAAACCGCGTCTGGCTCCTCTCCGACCCGAAGGTCGTCCAGGCATACGACGGTGAGGGGGCGATCGCGGCGACCATCACGCTCCGGATCGACGAGGGCCAGGCCCCATGAGCACGCGGATCCTCTGTGTCGGGGACGCCATCACGCGCGGCACCAACCGGGACGGGTCGGGCGCGCTCCCCTCGACCATCACCTCCTACTCCTGGCGCCGGTGGCTCTGGACGGCCCTCCGGGAGAAGGGGCGGGACGTGGACTTCGTCGGGCCGCACACATGGCCCGATTTTGAAAATGTCGAGTTCGACCAGGGTAATTGCGCCTTCGGCGGGAACACGACGATCGCCTGGATGCTCGACAAGGTCCGGGCCCTCCGCGTGGCCG